GCGAAAGAATATCTCCTGCAGGCGAGGTCAATCAAGATAAGGCTCGAAGCGATGGCTGAACAGTTGGAATTTTTAAGGTCTGCCGCCGAATGCGTGTCCCCCTTCATCAGCGATATGCCAAAATCCTCCACCCGGAATATACATAAGAACGAGGACGACATTATCCGTGTTTTGGATTATGAAGATAAAATAGCGGAAACGCAGAGAAAACTAACCGAGGTTACGGCGGTGATTGATATGGTGGATGATCCGACACAAAACGCAATCCTTATAAAACGATATCTCAGCAATAAAACATGGGATGAAATCGCTTCCGACTTATTTATCTGCGTTGCTCATGTTCACCGACTCCACAAAGATGCTCTTGTAATAATTGAAAAGATGAGAGAGAATGAGACGAAATGAGATGAAATGAGACAGTATGTGATATTGATAATTAGAAAAGCCGTGTTATAGTTATAATCAGAGAAATATAACCTGCGAGGCCTCCGGGGGAACCCCCCGGGGGCTTTTATCATGCCCGAAGGGAGAAGATTCGTTTGCCGCGAAAACCGCTCACGCCGTGCAAATACCCGCAATGCCCTAAACTTACGGACGGCAGGTTCTGCCCGGAACACGCCAAACAGGATATGCGGGAGTACAACCGCTACCGCCGCGACCCGGAAACAAACAAGAGGTACGGCGGCGGGTGGCGGAAAATACGCGACCGCTATATCTCCGTCCACCCTTTATGTGAAGCGTGTTTGTCGGAAGGAAGATATGCCCCTGCCGAAATCGTCCACCATATTCTTGAATTAAGCGAGGGCGGCGGGCATGATTTTGACAATCTGCAAAGCCTGTGCGCCGGCCACCACTCGTCGTTGCATTTAAGCAAAAGGAATAAAAAAGGTTAGCCTGTGGCCGGGATGTGTGCCATGTACCCCATTTAATAGGCACAACTATATCATACTTTTGCTTGTTTGTCCACTTTTCGGGATTTCGACTTTTCTTAATTTTTCTTTTTGTCCACTTTTACGCATTTTCGTTTTGCGTCTGCGTGTCCACTTTTAGGGGTGCAATGCAGTACGGACCAGGGGCGGCTCGAATCCCTGCCAGCATTTGCCATCCGCAGCGGTATGGGATACCGCGCGCGCAAACGAGGAATTAAACGGGGTATATACAACCTAAATAAATTTTAGGCACCATTACTAAATACGGAGGTGAAAACAGATGTCAAAAGACGGAACTAACCGCGGAAACAAGCCCGGCAATTATACGGGCGCGGGGCGGAAACCGAAGCCCCTCGCGGACAAAATCGCCGAGGGCAAGGCGAATCTGAAGGTTATAGGTATGCCGGAGGGCGCTTCCCTCGAAGGCGCGGATATGCCGCCGGTCAAGGAGTTTATGACGGCGCGTCAAAAAGGCGGCAGGGACATATGCGCCGGGGAGGTCCACGCCGAGACATGGGAATGGCTGAAAAAACACGGCTGCGAAAGACTGGTCAACGCGCAGCTTGTCGAGCAGTACGCCATGAGCGTATCCCGCTGGATACAGTGCGAGGAGGCAATTTCAGAATACGGCTTCCTTGCAAAGCACCCGACCACCGGAAACCCGATAGCGAGCCCCTATGTCACCATGAGCCAGACCTATATGAAGCAGGTCAATCAGGCGTGGTTTCAGATTTATCAGATCGTCAAGGAAAACTGCGCCGCCGATTATAACGGCCCGAACCCCCAGGACGACGTGATGGAACGTCTGCTCCGCTCACGGCGGGGCTGATTTATTGCAGATTGGAGTTTTTATGATGTTAGAAAAAGTAAACAAGTACCACCCCGACAAGGTGGCCGACCGCGTCGCGGGCGCTGTCGTTGATTACGCCTATACACTTGACGACAACCCCAAAATCGCCGTGGAGGTTCTTGTGGGACACGGCCGGGCGACTGTCATCGCGGAAACAAGCGTAACCCTTGAGGACAAAATTATTGAGGGAATCGTAGAGCGTATCGCGGGCGTCCCCGCCGATGATACCGATTTTATTCAGGTGCCGCAAGACACTCATCTTTCCGAAAATCAACGCACGGGATTCCGATGCGGCGATAACGGCGTGTTCACGGCAAATTGGAACGATGGCTATGCCCGCGCCACCAAGTTGGTCTCTGCTCTTGGTGACGCTTACCCCTTTGACGGCAAAATCCTTATTGACTATGAAAAAAGCGCCGCGACCGTATGCCAGTCCAATGTAACCGCCGCGGATTTGAAAAGAGACCTTGCCTTCAGTCAATTCAAAACCCTCACCATAAACCCGCTCGGCGACTGGACGGGCGGCACGGATACCGACACGGGTTGCACCAACCGCAAGCTCGGCAGCGACCAGCCGTTCTGCAATCCCAACGGACTGCACGGCAAAGACCTCTCCAAAGCAGATGTGTCGGTTAGCATTTATATTAACCATCTCTCCCGCAAGCACGGCGGCACGTTCGTAAAAGCACATTGTTCCATCGGCGATGAAACAGTTACGGTTATTTCCGACGGCAACGCGGAAGACGTCCCTTTCGCTGACATCGTGGAATTTGCACAGGATTATATCCGTTCCCTCGGCGGGTTCGAGGAGTTCGCGGAATACGGAATGAGGTGGGACGGATGAAAACGACGGAACGTTTTGAAAAAGTAAATATTGACAAACTCATCCCGTATGCCCGCAACGCCCGGACGCACAGCAAGGAGCAGGTGCTTCAGCTTCGTGCCTCGCTGCGTGAGTTCGGATTCGTCAACCCGGTCATTGTCGACAAGGACTTAAATATCATTGCTGGGCATGGCAGGATCATGGCCGCCAAAGAGGAGGGCATCGCCGAGGTGCCCTGCGTTTTTGTCGAACACCTGACCGACGCCCAAAAGAAAGCCTACATACTGGCGGATAACCGTTTGGCCTTGAATGCGGGCTGGGACGCGGATATGCTGTCCGTTGAACTGGCCGAACTGCAGGGAGCGGATTTCGATGTGTCCCTGCTTGGCTTTGATGATAAAGAACTGGATAAACTGCTGGGCGCGGATGCGGAGGATGTGCAGGACGACGGCTTCGACGTGGAGGCCGAGCTTGAAAAGCCCGCCGTCACAAAGCCCGGCGACCTGTGGCTCTTGGGCAGGCACCGCCTTGTCTGCGGGGACAGCACGAAGGAAGAAACCTTTGATTTGCTTATGGACGGCAAAGCCGCCAACCTCTGCGTCACCGATCCCCCTTACAACGTGAACTACGAGGGCAATGCGGGGAAAATCAAGAACGACAACATGGCTGGCGATAAATTTTATCAGTTCCTCTTTGACGCTTTCGCCAATACAGAAAAGGTCATGGCGAAGGACGCCAGCGTCTATGTTTTCCACGCCGACACCGAGGGGCTGAACTTCCGCAGGGCTTTCGCCGACGCGGGCTTTTACCTTTCGGGGACGTGCATATGGAAAAAGCAGTCGCTGGTGCTTGGGCGATCCCCGTACCAATGGCAGCATGAGCCCGTGCTGTTCGGATGGAAGAAATCGGGCAAACACGCCTGGTACTCCGACCGCAAGCAGTCCACCATATGGGAGTTCGACAAGCCCCGGAAGAACGGCGACCATCCGACCATGAAACCGATACCGCTGGTGGCGTACCCGATCCTCAACAGTTCCATGACCGGGTGTATAGTCCTCGACCCCTTCGGCGGGTCGGGTTCTACACTCATTGCCTGTGAGCAAACCGACAGGGTGTGCCATACGGTTGAATTGGACGAAAAATTCTGCGACGTTATCGTAAAACGGGCGGTGGAGCAATTCGGGAGTTCTGATGAGGTGTTTGTCATCCGTGACGGCGTTAAGATTCCGTATGCAGAGGTGACCGCCGTATGACATGGATAATGACCGCCGTCTGCCTCGCGGGGACGGTTTTGAACGTAAAGAAAAAACGGCTGTGCTTTGCCCTTTGGGCTATAGGCAACATCGCGTGGCTGGTTTATGACGCCGCGTCCGGGCTGTACAGCCGCGCCCTATTGGACGCGGTGCAGTTAATTTTTGCGATTTGGGGGTATTTCGAGTGGAAAAAGAAAAAATGAAACTTTTAAGCCTGTTCGACGGCTCCGGGGCTTTTTGCCTCGCGGCGGGGCGGCTTGGGATAGAGGCCCGCTACGCGTCGGAAATCGAGCCTTTCCCCATCGCCGTCACGCGGGCGAGGTTCCCGGGGATGGAACACCTCGGTGATATAACAAAAATCAACGGCGGGAAAATAGAGCCCTGCGAGCTTGTGACCTTCGGCTCGCCCTGCACCGACATATCAATCGCCGGCCGGGGCGGCGGCCTTGCCGCGGCTCGTTCCGGGCTGTTTTTTCAGGCGATCCGCGTCATGCGGGAGATGATGGAGGCGACGGGCGGCGAGTACCCCCGCGCCTTC